AAAATCTCTCGATAAACTTGACAGCCATCTCTCATAGGAGAAATTGATGGCAAACGTTGTACGTGCTGGTCAAGGGTTCCGGGCTATCTGGGGTTCAGATAGTGGTTCCTACGCTGGCAAAGTTAATGTCTATTTCCAGCCAGCGAGTGATGCAACCGCACTTGCTCAAGGAGATATTGTCAAGTTAGTGGCTACTTCTGTAGCCCCGACTACTCAAACTACTAATCTTTACTATCCTGTAGCATATCTGCCTACAGTTACCCGTATTACTGCTACGACTGATGTTGCAGTTGGGGTTGTGGTTGGATTCCTTGCGGATCCAGCAAATCTTCAATATGCTAACTATCGTCTAGCATCAACTGATCGTTATGTACTTGTAGCTGATAGTCCCGCTGCTGAATTCGAAACTGAGTTCAACGGTGCTTATACCTACAATACAGCGGTTGGACTTAATGCCTCACCAAAGATTGGAGCTATTACTGTTGTTACTAACGTAGCTCTTTCTAATATGGAACTAGATGGTACTACTCTTGCTACTACAGCAACTCTAATGTTCCGTGTTAAGCGTTATGTTCAGCGTGTAGATAACCAAGTTGATACAACTTCACCAGCAGCTGCTAAGGTTGTTGTGCAATTTAATACTCATCAATACCTAGCTGGTGGCAACACCACCGGTATTTAATAGGAGCTTATTATGGCAATGCCGATCACTACTGGCTCGTTTGCTAAGGCTCTTTGGCCCGGTGTAGAAGCCTGGTATGGAAAAGAGTATAACGAGTATCCAGTTGAATTTATTCATCTGTTCGAAGAGCGTAGTTCGCATAAAAACTTCGAAGAAATCATTGGTATTACTTCATTTGGTCTAGCCCAAGTTAAACCCGAGGGTGGAACCATTGCTTACGATACTGAGCGTCAAGGTTTCTTGACACGTGCTACACACGTTGTATTTGGTCTTGGATTCATTATCACTCGTGAAATGTATGAAGATGACCAGTATGACGTAGTCGGAGAACGTAAGTCAAAGGGTCTTGCCTTCTCAATGCGTCAAACCCAAGAGGTTAATGGCGCAAACGTATATAACCGTGCTTTTAACTCAACCTACGCTTACGGTGATGGACAGCAAGCTATTTCAGCAGCCCATCCTAATGTAGCTGGTGGAACATGGTCAAACCAACTTTCAGTAAACTCAGACCTTTCTGAAGCTAGTCTTGAACAAGCTTGCAACCAGATTGCTCTGTTTACGAATGATCGTGGTCTGATTATTGCTGCAATTCCTGAGTCCCTTATTATTCCTTGGGCTCTGGAGTTTGAAGCTGTTCGTATTCTAAAGTCTGCTGGACGTGTTGGTACAGACTTTAATGACCTAAATGCTCTTAAAGAACTAGGCAAGTTCCGCAAGGGGCTGGTTATTAACCACTTCTTGACCGATCTAGATGCATGGTATATTCGGACTAATGTTCCAGATGGTATGCTTTACTTTAATCGTAGAGCAGCTGAGTTTGGCACTGAGAACGACTTTGATACTGAAAATGCTAAGTTTAAGGCAACTCAGCGTTATTCATTCACTGTTGGAGATCCCCGCGCCATCTTTGGTTCACCGGGCGCATAATGAATAGGGGCATTAAGCCCCTTTCATGGAGAAACTATGATCCAGTATCCAGATCTAAAACCAATCCCATCGAGTAATTGCCGAACTGTCAAGGTAAAGTCGTTTCCGATCTATCGCTCGGATACGGTTGCTACCTTAACATATGCTCCAGTTATTCCTATCACAAATATGCCAAACTGTGAATGGAACTACCTGAGAGCATCTTTACCGGCGGCAGCTACTCCGATTTCACTAACTCTATGGTCACAGGCAGCTTCTAATGCTGTTACCACAGCTACTATTAATATTGGGACAATCATGCCCTATGTTAGTATTAGTGCTGCTGGTACCACAGCTACAGTAACTTTTGCTTTACCTCACCAGTTGACTACTTCAGATTTTATCTTTGTAAAAGGATCTGGACAACCCAACTTCGATACAAGTGCAGCTACGGCAGTAGCTTCTGTGCCTAGTACTACGACTATTACATATACTATCTCTTCAACTACAGCAACATCAACCCAGGGTGAACTAGTTTGTTTATCCTACTATCTTTACGGGTTTGATGTCAAGACAGCAGCTACTGGTAAAGGACAGGTCTTTCCTAATCCAGTAACTAGGTTTGGTTATGCACCAAATGCAACTGGTGCTTATCAACCAGGTCAATACCATGTGGGTTTTCCTAATACTAATCCTATTACTACGGATCTAGATTGGGGACAACCATTCCAAGGTGGTGACCAAGGTATTGTGGTTACCTATGCTGAAACCGGAGGTGCTTCCTCATCTGGAGGTCCTTGGGTAGTTTATTTCGAATACGTATAATATTTTAAACTAGCCGAGGGGCGATTTCCTTTTTAAGGAGTCGCCCTTCTTTTATTTGGAGAAAACCGATGAGTTCCGGTTTACAGGTACGCCCGTTTAGGGTCCTGGCGCCTACTGTTTTGCTGTCTGTGACGACTTCGAGCGTAGCGAGCCAATTAAATTATCCAGGGACTTCTACACAAGGTCCTACTCCTGAATATCTACAACCTCAGATTGGTGGTGGTGTTCAGATGATTGAATTTAAGAATTTAGGTTCTTCCACTGTTTATGTACAGCTTGGAAAGACCACATCACGTTCTGGTGGACCTTTAAACCCAGCAGAAGCCCCAACAGCCACTATTCCAGCTGTAGGTACTCCAGGAAGTTTACCGATTCCCGCTGGTACTGTTTTAGTATATACTATGGGTTCCCGAATTGATTCTATTGCTGTGATTGCCTCAGTAGCCAATGCCTTATTCTTTTATACCATTGGCGAGGGGACATAATGCTAAAAGGTACAGTTAATATTCCAGGCCAAAACCCAGGAACACCAACAAATGATAATGCTGCTGCTGGGGATGTTGGAGAATACATAGTTTCCACAGTAGCTGCCAATACAGTTGCTCTTACCACAACTGTAACGGCTAATGTTACAAGTATTTCTTTAACACCGGGAGACTGGGATATTTCAGGTCAAGTAAATTATACACCAGCTGCGTCTACTAGTATTACAACCTTAGCTCAAGGTAATAGTGTTAATACTGGAGCTTTGCCTGGATTAGATGCTTTTTCCCAGTTTTCTAGTGATGCTTTCGTTCCTGGAGCAAACATACTTGCATTTCCATTTATGCCGACTCGAAGATCCCTTGCTTCTACCACAACAGTGTTCCTTGTTGCAAATGCAACCTTTACTGTAGCAGCTCTTGCAGCTGGTGGTACTATTCGTGCTCGACGTGTTCGATGAACAACACTGGAAATACTATTAAACACACATTGGATTTAACTGCTGCCTTTGTGGCAATAGCACCTTGGTTTGATCTTATGCCAAAGATCGCAGCTACTATGGCTGTTCTTTGGTATATGGTTAGATTTTATGAATGGGTTAAAGAGAAGCTAAATGCCAAATCCGGAAGGTAGTTGGTATAGAGGCCGCTGGCTATTCTATTGTGATGTCTGTGGAAAAAAGATGGTTTCCACAGATGCCAAAAGACGTTGGGATGGCCTCTATGTATGTAAAAATGATTGGGAGATGCGCCATCCCAGTGACTTTATTCGTGCTCGAAAAGAGACCTCAAATGAACTACCATGGTCCAGACCTGTCCTACCAGAAGGTAATGTAGCTCCTAACTATAAAGATGTGTATGTTGCCTTCACTGATGGATTATCAGGTACTGATACTGCATATATCGGAACTGGTGCTTATTATTTCTATGACACTTCTAAAGATGTTTATCCATCTCCAGAAGCCTATGTAATCGGAGATTATTTCTAATGTCTATTGTTACTAGATTAGGTAAAGGAGCTCCGCTAACATTTGCGGAAATGGATGGTAATTTTACCACAATTGCTGGTTTAATTAATGCTGGATTTAATTATGCAGTTGATACTGGATCATTAAATGCTATTCAAATCACTTTAGCAACCCCACCATCATTATATGTTGATGGGATGAATTTTAGTACTAAGATAGCTAATACAACTACAAGTACGTCTACCCTACAAGTAAATGCTCTTGGTGCAAAAAATATTTATGACGAATATGGCACTTTACTTCCAGCAGGTCTCTTAGTTGCTGGCCAAATCTATACCTTTGTTTATAATTCCAGTCTTAATTCCGGTTCTGGTGGTTTTAATACTTATTTAACTAATACTGCTACTCAACCAACATTAGCTACTATTAATAACCCAGGTACTACAGTAGGCACTCAACTTACTAACATAGGTTCTACTACTGGTGCGACTAATATTGGATATACCCCTCCGGGGGCCGGCGCAGTTGCCACTACGGTTGCAGGCAGATTAAATCAGTATGTTAGTGTATTTGATTTTATGACTACTTTGCAGATTTCGGATGTGCAAGCAGGAACTTTACTTATGGATGTTACGACTCCTATTCAAAATGCAATTAATTCTTTGGCGTCTGGCGGTCTGTTATTTTTTCCTCCAGGACAATACAAATTCACTTCAACTCTAACATGTGTCAAGCCGGTTATCTGGCAGGGAAGTGGGTGCGGCGAGACATCCACTAATTCGTCTCCACATCCTACCAGATTAGTGTGGGCTGGAGGTTCATCCGATGCTGTTCATTACGGAGGATTCGGAACTACATTTGCCGGTGGTGGAATCAACAATTTATGCATAGATGGGCAAAGTCTTGCAACCAATTGTCTAGTGACCAAGGACATATGGGCTCCTCGGTTCTTCAATATAGAAGTATGTAATTCTACTACCAACGGTTGGTTGGTAACTAATACTTTGGGACAGCCAGTCACTGGATTTTTTGAAGCTAGTTATATAAGGATCTATCAAGCCTCCAGTGGAGCAACAGCATCAGCTAATGGTTTGGCATTACAGGGTGTAACTGGCGGAGTTTCTGATGGTGTAACTCTTGGTAGATGGAAACGTTGTCGAATAGATCATAACAATGGAGCAGGTGTTTTGATCGGAACAAGCGGAGGTGGGACTCAAGATGCCGGAGACGGTATGTCCTGGTATGACTTGTTCACTTTCCGTCCCAATACCGGGACAGGCTTCGGCGTTAACTTCCAATCGGCTAATACGTCTTCGATCATCAATCAGCATAGGTTCTATGGTCCGCAAGTTACTGGTGGATTCAACTTTGCTACACCTACACTGAGTTATGGAACCCGCATCATCAATGGATCTGAGGTGGATCTGAATACGAACGTTACACAGCTTTTATCTGGAGCTGGTGCAATCGACGTAGCTTGCGATACACAAAGCGGCGTTTATTTCGGTCGTCAGGTCATTCCAAATTTGCACACGAGCATCATTTCGGATGCGTTCTTCTTTACTCGATATGATTCAGCAAACGGAATCCTACAAACTGGTAACGGCAATTGGACGGTCATAAATGCCTCTGGTGGAACTCTGACTGATGCCGGAACCCCAGGAGGTGGGGTAACAGTAACGACTGCGGCCGTCAATACATCGGTGGTTGGTATTGAATTGCCAAGCGGCAATGCATCATCAGGATTAAGATCCGTAGTATCTCCCATGATGAGCTGCAACTTTGTTCTTACCCAGGCAGTTGGAACTCAGTTGCGTATCGGGTTCTTTGATGGTTTCGGAGCCGTCATCGCGAACGGCGTGTACATCGAGTACGACAATGCCGTGTCGAATTTCTGGAGGTTCGTATGTGTCAAGGCTAGTGTATCGACAATCATCACATTGCCCATAGGTCCGAATATCGGCACCGTGTTTGAATGGGCCATCCGTTTCGATCAGACTTTCGCCACTGCCAACTACCGTGCCGGAGGGTTTACCGGAATAGCAAATGCAGGCGTTACCAGCACTAATATCCCTACTGTGGCAATGTTCTTTGGAGTTGCAATACGTACTAATGCCGTAGCAGCAAAGTCCGTGACAATCAATTCCATGAAAGCTGGATTCTTAGATGAAAATTACCCGCAGACTTGAAGTGCTGCGGGATCCATTCAGTCGTCTCCGCCACCAGGAGGTGAGGGAGGAGCAATATAAGTAGAGTGGAACAGTTCGAGCAGTTATCAAGTGATGAAGTTTCTTCATTTAGAAGGATATAACCAGTATGAGCACTTCCGGTACTTACAGTTGGACTAGTAATCGTGATTTTGTAATCACAGAAGCCTTTCGTAAAATAGGGAGGTTGGGTGATTATGAGGTTTTAACTGGTACCACAGATCCAAGACTTACTGTTGGGATTAATGCTCTTAATCCCCTTGTAAAAGCACTGCATGCTGATGGAATGCCTTTATGGAAGATTGTCACTGAATCTATTTCTATGAGCAAATGGGTGGGATTAGCGGCAAATGTGGGTGTTACCATTGGTCCAGGAATGACGATCCCCCAGTTGGACAAACCTCTAAAGATTATTCAAGGACTGCGTAGAGATATTTCTGTAACCCCCACGGCTGATGTTCCTATGAATATCTATACTCATGAAGACTATGAACGTCTTTCCTATAAAAACACCAATGGTGCTCCTATTCATATCTTCTACCAACCTTTAAGAACTACTGGAACTATCTATCTATGGCCCCTTCCAGATGCTTTCTATTGGGGAGTTAATGGACAATTAATTATCAGATATCATCAGCCATTCCAGGATTTTAATAATCCTACAGATGAACCTGATTTTCCTGTGGAGTGGCATGAAGCTATTATTTATCTGTTAGCTATGAGACTAGCTCCTACCTATGGTGTTCCTATTCAAGAACGAGAAATGCTAGGAAAAGAAGCCATGGCTGCTAAAGAACTAGCTCTTTCCTTTGGTACTGAAGAGGGTTCTTTGTTCCTTCATCCTGCTCATTGGTGGTATTAATTTGTCAGCTAAGAAGATTGCACAGAACGATAATAGGAACAAGTTGAGGGTGCCCCTTCAAGGGAGCACCACGATTACTTCTAGTCCACACTCTTTTACAAATAACTTTGTTCAGGGGTGTAAATATGTAAATTGTTTTCCTGTGGAAATCCCTCAGTTTGGTAGTGACCCCATTCGAGTATTAAATAAAGCTCCAGGATTAGATCCTAGTCCTACTACATATAATGTGGATCCAACGGGAGTAGCTATCAATTGGACTACTATGGGACAAATAGTTCAATACTTTGATCAGGATCAGATCTTTACTGCTAAAAGTAATCTTTCTAGTTCCAATGTTTATATGGGGGGTATTACTAGTCAATTAAAAGCCCAAATTACATTAGGTACTGATGGTGCAGTAAGCCCTATTTGTAAAGTTTATGATCAAGCTGCAACTACAAATAATCCTAAGTATTTTTATGCATCAGTCACGGGTGGTGGTACGGGTGTAAACTTTAATCTTGTAGACACCAATGCCTGGACTCAGGTGGTAAATAGCTACACTACTCCTTTAACCCTAGGTAGTGTAATAGCAATTCCTCCAATTTATATGAATAACCGAGTTTTTATGCTCGATGTTATCCAGGGTTTAATTTTTAATACGGATCCAATTAATGGTGCTGCTACTTATACAACAGGTAGTTTTGCAGCTCCACAAATTGTGGCAGATAAGTATTTTGGAATGGTAAAGTATAGAAACCACTTAGCTGTTATCGGTGAGTATTCTATTGAATTCTTCTATGATGGTGGAGTATCATTAGGATCTCCCTTAACGAGACAAGAACAATATCTTATTAGGCATGGTTGTACTAATATCTCTAATATTGTAATGTATGGAGATATTATGTACTTTCTTGGTTTTACAGATATCCAAGGCTGGGGACTATATGAAGTAGCCAACTTTAATCTTAGAAAAGTATCTCCTCCAGGTATTGATGCTATTCTAAATAATATTGATGATTATACTGGACAAGCATCTTCTTTTGCTACTATCAATCTAGTTGATGTTTTCGGACATGCGGTTTTATTATTTTTATTTGAAAGTAATTCTGAAACTAACCCAGTTCAGTTTGTATTTGAAATACCAAAAAGACCATATGGTATTATGGCACCTACAGACGGGATGTGGTGGGAATGGCCTGCAATAAACTCTGTTCCACAGGGTTCTGATCACTTTCGAGCTTCTAATCTAGGATACTATACTTTTCCATTAATTTTTCATACTTTACCCCAATTAAGTGGTGGATCTTCTGTAACTCCAATTGCTTTGACTGGACCTTATACAAGTAATCCATCTTCTTTCTATTTTACATACCCAACTAATACTACTGTAAGTGCTACCTTTATTAGTAAGAATCGTGCTTCTTCCTCATCAGTCACAGGAACATATATTACAGATGTTATGGACTTTGATGAAAATAATGAAAAGCATGTTGATTATATTGATTGCATAGGTGACTTTGGAAATAATTCGGTTACTCTTTCTTGGACTAATGACCCAACCTATCAAACAGCAAGTTGGCAACAAGCATCAACCCAAACACAATCTACCAACGGACCTAAGTATGCCATTAGGTGGCATAATCCAGGACCATTCAGAACAATAGCTCTACGATATGATTTTACTGGTACTTCTAATATTGTATATAAAGGAACTGAGATTTCCTTTAATATGGGTACTAAATAATGTTTAGGATCTGGAACTTCCAGTCTCAATTTGATCCTACAGATCCTAATAATGTAAACTGGAAGTTATTAACGGATAATACTAAGAGTGGAACTTATACCCCACTTTTAACTAATATTACAGGTACTGGAGTTACTATAACAGGTCATTGGACCCTATATGGACCTTGGGTCTTTGTTAGGATTTATGTTAGTACTACTAGTGGTAATTTTACAACAACAGCTAGTAATGGATTTATAACTTTACCAACTTCTGTACTTGTAGGAACAACTTCTGCTATTCCACAATATTTACCTATCACAAGAACAGACAATACCTATATTAGTGGTATCCTAACTAATACAAATTCTACAAATACTATAGGACAGGTTCAAGTAAATAATGCTTTCTTTTCTAATGTAACTACTTTGTTATATATCTCTGGAACTTATCTAAGGAATTAAATGCCTGGATTAACTTTACCACAAACTATTAATCCCTCGTCTATTACCCAGAATCAAGGGACGGCTGCTGGGGGTCTTCTGGGACCCTCAAGTTGGTCAACGCCCGGAGGTGGTTTTCTTACTAGTTATTCTCCAGGACAGCCTTTTAATATTAGTCAGAATGTAGGGGATCCAAGCCTTACTCAGGGATTTGGTAATTATACCCTAGACCCCAAAACTGGTCAATATGTTCTAGGAAATGTGACTAATCCACAAACATCGGATGCCAATAGTTTCCTAGACCAACTAATTAGAGGAGGATCTCAACTAGGTTTAGCCGCTGCAGGGGGCCTTGCTGGGGCAAGTGCTCTCGGTGCTACTGGAGGAGCCACCACTCTCTTTGGTGGAGCTAATCCCCTCTTTGGAGCGGCTACTCCTATTGCCGAAGGTGGAGCTTCTCCTCTAACTTATGGTTCTGTTCCAGGTTCTTTTGGTGGTGCTGGAGGTGCTCCCTTAGCTGGAGGAGGAGATCTTACTGGGATGTCTAGTGCCCTTCCTGGTGCTGCTGGGGCAGCTCCTGCAAGTTCTACTCCTGGTTTAGCTGGTCTTGGAGGAGCTTCTGGTGACTTTACTGGAGGCCCCCTTATGTCAGGATTAGGCACTGCTGCTGGAAATCTAACTCCAGGTTCTTTAGGAAGTGCTGCCGGAGGTGGGGGTTTTGATATCAGTAGCCTCTTTACTCCGGGAGGTTCTAATAGTTTCTTAAACACCTCAAATCTAGGTAATATCTTTGGTAGTCTCCTTGGTGGGAATAGGTCTGGTCAATTAGCTGGGAATCTAACCGGTCCTTATAATACTGCTCAAAATAATGCCCAGCCAGCTATCAACAACCTTTTGTCCATGATGAATCCTAGTAACTTCTATAATTCACAGGTAGGACAAAATCTAGCTTATTCTAAAACAAGGGATATTAATGCTACTCAATCTGCCGCAGGTAGGTTTGGAATAGGTCCGGGAGGAGTACCAGCCAATGGTCAAGGAGTTGATGCTCAGAACCTCCTAAATCAGTATATGGCACAACAGTACACCGCGGCCTTACAAGCTAATTCTGGGGCCACTGGAAGCCTCCTAGGGGCTGTAAATGCCACTTATCCTGGTTATAATGCTGGGAACGTTATCGGGGCAAACAGTGCCAATCCTCTAATGAGCTTATTTAATAATCCAGCCATAAACAATGCTGGAAACTCCGCCCTATCTTATCTTTGGAATGGAATCGGCTAATGGCTGGAGAATTTGATCCTCTAAACGCAGGAGCAGGTGATCTATATAGTATCGCTGGGGGAATACCTGGTGGTGGTCCTGTTGGGGCAGGAATGGCTGGACAGATGTTCCAGCAACAACTACAAGAGAAAGCTGCCCAAGCTGAATTAGCACGTCAACAAGCTTTTGCTCAACAGCAGCAAGGACTGAGAACCCAGGCCCTAACCCAACCAGAAGTACAACAGACCCTAGGTTTAGCTGGTCTCTATGGGGGTCAAACACAGCATCTGGGTGCAGAAACTCAAGGACTTCAACAAAGTAATTTAGCTCGTTTAGCTAATCTTCCTGGAGAAATCGGAGCTACGGGGGCTAAATTTGGTGCTGAAACTGCCCAGTCACAAAGATCGGCATTCGAAGCCAAAGCTTCGATGGCACTTCCCTTTGCCCCAGACTTTAGATCTTACCCCACGGAGTCAATGAAGGAAACTGCAATTGATGCCTTCGGTGCTCAGGCAGGTCTTTCTAAAGATCCTAACTGGAGAATAGTTAAAGACGCTTTTATGAAGGGGCAG